AGGAATTGGTTCCCAATCACAATCGAAGTAAGCATTGAAATCAAATGTCGAACAATCGATTGGAGTTGGTGTAGGTGTAGGACAAATTCCTCCCGTGAAATCAGTTGCTGAAATATCAGGACATTGTGATCTACAAGGGTAGGCTCCTCTCAACAAACAACTTCCTCCCAATGAGGTACTCAAACACCAATATTGAGATGTATAATAAATAACAGCATAAGTCGTACCGTCTCCCGAATAATAATTTTTAGAATTATAAGTACCCGCTAAACTGTAGTTCCCGTTGTATCCTGAGAACGCAGGAAGGGTGGTATATAAACAAAAATCAGAATATGTACAAGCTGACGGTGATGCAGATACTGTTGGAGTATTTGTTGGCGTTGGTTGTGGAGTATTGGTTGGTGTTGGAGTTGGAACACATAATATACAATTATCAAAATCAGGAGCTCCAAAATCGGGACCACCTGGACCAGAAAACTCGACAAAACTATAACACTCGCAGTCAAAGCTGTTCTTGGACATAAAGAGTCCGCACAAGTTGGAACTTGAGTGAATGTTACTCCAAGCGAATTGTATAAAGTTCCAGTGGTGAATCCACTTACAATAGTTGCACATCCCTCAAATTCTGTACTGCCCGTAATGTAGTAGGTATTTCCAATTACATCAGGAATACCTGGTCCTCCGAACCTGAAAATATTAGACCCATTTGTACAGTCTTGGAACTGTACGATTTTACTCATTGTCGGAGTAGGACTTTGGGTTGGAGTCTGAGTCTGACTTGATGTATTAGTAGGAGTTTGTGTCTGAGTTGCAGTATTTGTGGGAGTTTGAGTTACTGTAGGGGTTTGAGTTGGAGTTTCTGTTGGTGTAGACGTGTTCGTAGCAGTCTGAGTCGGAGTTTCAGTTGGTGTTTGAGTTGGAGTTTCTGTAGAAGTCTGCGTTGGAGTAGGTGTAGAAGTCTCTGTGTTCGTAGGAGTAATACTCGCTGTAGGAGTTTGAGTAGCGGTTTCAGTAGGAGTCTGCGTTGGAGTTTCGGTTTGGGTTGGGGTATTAGTTGCGGTTTGAGTTGGAGTTTCAGTTGAAGTTTGAGTAGGTGTTTCTGTGGGAGTTTGAGTATTAGTTGCGGTTTGAGTTGGGGTTTCAGTAGGTGTAGGTGTTGAAGTTTCAGTAGCAGTTGGTGTCAAACCAATTGTAACACTTGGAGTTGGTGTTACTGTTGGAGTAGCGGTCTGAGTTGGTGTTTCTGTTGGCGTAGCAGTTTCAGTGGTAGTTGCAGTTGGAGTATTTGGAGGCGGAGGATTACAATCACATTGACTGTCTAAACAATCAACCCCTAAATCAGTGAAATTACACGTATCACTAATTATTGATACAGCACAAAGCGTAAAACATAACCCCGCATCTTCAGCTGGTATATTTTGAGTTATTGTTGACCCGTATTGATTGACATATTGAACACTACATCCTCCAAATGGAGCTATAGGTAAAATGTAACATTGACCAGGACCCAAGGTTTGAGTTGGAGTTGTTGTTGGTGTCGGAGTTGGAGTTTCGGTATGAGTAGGAGTTTGTGTTGGAGTTCCATTAGTAGGTGTTTGTGAAGGAGTCTCGTTTGGTGTTGGTGTATTACTTGGAGTTTGATTAGGAGTTTCCGAAATACTTGGTGTTGGCGTCGGTGTGACGGCGCTACAATCGCATTGTGGGTCATTGCAAGGAATTAATTCATTAACAAACCCACAGTCATCACTTATTACTGATACTACACACTCTGTGAAACACAATCCTACGTCTTCTGGTGGAATGTTTAGGGTTATTGTGGAACCAAATTGATTTATATAAACGAATGTACATCCTCCGAATGGAGCCGATTGTAACCTATGACATTCTCCGATATTTGAAGTCGGAGTTGGAGTTACTGTCGGAGTAGGAGTAGGTGTGGGAGTTTCCAAAGCACAAGGCTGGCACCCTCCCGCAAAACTATCGTTCTGATATGCTATTGGAGCAGCAAAAGGTCTAATAAATTCCCTTATTTGACCACTTGATGCCAGATAAAATGCCTGACCTACAGATATTTGAGATTCGAATGGTGTGATGTCACAAGACAATAATTCATCAAGGTCACAGAAGTTAGGATTAGGATTACCTGGGTCACCATCAAATTGTAAATTATATGATGTTGCCCCACACGTTAGTGCCTTAAGATATAAATCCGTTCCTCCACTATAAAAATTTACTGATATTATTCCCATGAAAGTATTGTTCCTATATAAATAACCTGATTACAGGTTTTTACACATTCAGTAATATAGTTTTATCAAAAAACAAATAAAGTGGAGTCAACAGAATATTTATTGTTGTATGAAACTTTTAAAGACAATTGAAAACATTATTAAGGAAGCTGAGGAACAATACCATCTTGCTTGTGAATCTTGTGTCCCAATTGAAGAAATAGACAAATTAGAAAAACAATACAAAGATTCTTTAAAACTGATGAAATTGTATCGATTAGAAGAAAAAAAGAAAAGTAAATAATAGATTTTCCAACCGTCTTTCGTATATTTCTCCAATATGAAAGACCCATTATTGGATTTGCATCTGTCCAAAGGACTCGGAGACACAATTTCATCAACACCAGCACTTCGTAAACTATTTTTTTCGTACGGTAGAAAAATATCTGTACTGACAGACCATCCCGAAATTTTCAAAAACAATAACTATGTAGACAAAGTTTTTGATACTTCCGAAGTTAGTCGTGAAGATTTGGCAGAAAATTATGAATTATTAGTGAGTTTTGCTCCGAATTTGGAAAACCAATACAAATTAGGACTACGACATAATACAATGGACATCCGACAGTTTCATGCATCGGGATTGGGGTTTTCACTATTACCTGAGGAATGTCACACAGACTTTATTCCTGACGAATGGAACCCAATCGAAAATTTGCCAAATAAATTTGTCCTTATTCACCCTGTTCAAAGTTGGGCATCGAGAACTTGGGATGTTGAAAAATGGAAATTACTAACTTCTATGTTGAATGACCAAGGAATTGCTGTGGTTTCATGAACCAAACAACCATATCACAAACATGGTGGTTAATACAAAAAAGTTCAGCATTGATTACGATGGACTCTGGATTGTTACATTTGGCAGGGACAACTGACGCTCAAATTATACAACTTGGTGGCTCAATAAATTGGAAATTAAGATCTCCATTCAGAAATGGAACCCAAGATTACAAATATCACTATGTTGATGGTGAATGTAAGATTGCATGTGCCTCTGACATGCGGTATGGTGTGAAACATTGGAATTCCATTCGAGGAATTCCCCCACTTGTTGGTTGTTTGGAAAATAAATCAGAATTTGTGTGTCACCCAAACGTTTCACAAGTCTTCAATAAAGTTTTAGAATTGATATAAAAATAATATGCCAGAAAGTTATGGTTTTTTTAAACAAGAAGTAAAAGCTTACTTACAAAAACATGTTCCCGTTGAACATAGAATATTAGATGTTGGACCAGGTCGTGGCACATATTCAGAATTGTTAAGAGATTTTGGATATAAGATGGATTGTGTAGAAATTTGGGAACCATACATCCATGAGTTCGATTTGAAAAATAAATATGATAATGTTTTTTTGGGAAATATTGTTGATTTTGACATTAGCGGATATGATTTTATTATATTGGGAGATGTATTAGAACACCTTTCAGTTCAAGATGCAACTGAATTGATTTCCAAGATTTATGATTCGGGTAAAAGATGTTTGGTTGCCGTTCCATACACAATGGAACAAGGCGAATATTATGGAAATGTATATGAAACTCATTTACAACCAGATCTAACATTGGACATCATGGGAAAAAGATTTCCCCAACTAATGATGATTTATTCAAATCGTTACTATGGATATTTCATATCCTATCAAAAACCGAAAGATGAAAAGTCTTACGTATTATATTCAACCGAAAACTATTTCGACATAGTAACTGAATGTGTGAAATCAATCAGAGAATTCAGTGAATTACCAATTATAGTTTATCTCATAGATTCAGATAGAAAAGTCGAAGTACCAAATACTAAAACAATAAAATGGAATTGTAATGTTGGACAATTGACAGATGACCTTTACATCAAAAACAATGAAAATTTCTATATTAAAAGAGAAAACCCTACAATATATAAAATCTTATCTCAAAGACCTCTAATCATCAAAGATGCATTAGAAAAACATGCGAAAACAGTTTGTTACGTTGACAGTGACTCGGTCGCAACCCCATTGGTAGACACAATATTCTCCCACTATGATGAGGAATCCACACACCCATATTTTGTTGAGGGAATATATGAGTATTTGAGACATAATGGTAGAGGTGGAGGAGGTCCATCATTAGGTGGTACATGGGAATCTACATTGGAACATCCAGCTTGCGAATTATTCAATGTCGACCAGTCGGTTCGAAAATATTATAGACAGACTGGATATTTTGTTGCTGGTCAAAATACATATGACTTTTTGGATGAATGGTATTGGATGTGTAATAATCCGAAGGTTTTGAAAAATAATGATTTGTACGCCCCATTCAACGAGGAAACCATTTCAAACGTTTTGTTGTGGAAATACAAAATTGACAAGGGTTTACCTTACATATATGTTAATGGAACTCTCGAGACTGTGAAAAAAATGTATGAGGAAGCGGAATACAAAGGGTTCGGAGTGTTTAATTTTTTGGGTGATTGGTTGAGAGTACCAGAAGAAAAGTCACATCTTCTTTTTTTCCATGGAGAAAAAAATCCACAGGTGATGCAGAAAATGGTAGATGAAATCAAGAAGTACAATTATATAGATGAAAATGTAAGAAAATATCCTAATATAGACCCAAGCAAAAACTGGGGGGACATCATCACTAAATTCATTTTAGAACATTTTTCAGGAAAAAAATTAAACGATGATGATGTTTTTTATTTTGACGAAGCAGGTTTAGTCCCTTTTAAAAATGGTAAAATAATCGGTGCAGGAAGCTCAATGGTGTTCACTCAACCAAATGATTATGTATGGGGTACAGGTCTTATAAGTAAAATTGGTTTTAACGAAATCCCAAAAAAGGTTTACTCTGTAAGAGGTCCTATAACTCGAGGGTTACTTTTAGAAGCAGGTTGGGATGTACCCGAAAAATACGGAGATCCAGCTCTTCTATTCCCGAAAATATACCATCCAAAAGTGGAAAAAAAATATAAGTATGGATTAATTCCTCATTATGTAGATTACAATAGTAATTTTTCTTTGAAATGTATTAATAATTTAGAAGATTTGGGATTCAAAATAATAAACGTAACATCAGGATTGTATGAATTTATAGATGAAGTATTAGAGTGTGAAAAAATATTATCATCAAGCTTACACGGTCTAATAGTCGCCGACGCTTACGGAATTCCAAATTATAGAATGGAAATCCAAAATTTAATATTAGGTAGAGATTTCAAATACTTAGATTATTACGCTTCAGTAAAGAGGGAGTACTACCCAAGATTCGAGTTGAAGGTAGACACAACAATGGATGAAATTGAAGAATTGGAGTTCGAAGTGGGAGATACTTCAATTTCTGAAAAACTGTTAGAAAACGCCCCTTGGGATGACCCCGAATGTGATATTTTCAATAGTACATCGGAAAAAAAACTTAGAATTTTATTTTTGGCACCCCATCTTTCAACGGGTGGGATGCCATCTTATCTATTAAAGAGAATCGAATCTTTAATTTCATTGTATTCTGATGTTGAAATTTATGTTGCGGAGTTTTGTCAATATTCAACTCTCTATACAGTTCAGAGGGATAGGATAAAACAACTCATACCTGAAAATAGATTTTGGACAATTAATACTTTGGGTAATCACACTGTTGAAAATTCAATGAAGGTTATAGACATCATCAATGAAAATCAAATAGATGTTGTTCATATTGATGAAATGGTGGAGGGATTCGATTCATTTAATAAAATGCCAAATGAGTTGAAAAACGCACTATATACTGATGATAGAACATGGAGAGTTGTCGAGACTTGTCATAATATTTGGTTCGATCCCAACACTTCCAAATTGTTCAATCCAGATGCATATGCTTTTTGCACTCCATACCATAAGGAGGTTTCATTCAAAAACATGCCGTCTCGGAAAGAGGTTTTCGAATTTCCGATTGAAAATCAATTCAGAACTCGTGAAGAACAAGTTCGTTGTTTGGAAACTTTGGGATTGGACACTTCGAAGGTTCATATCCTTAATGTTGGGCTTTGGACTTCAGGAAAAAATCAGAAAGAAGGTCTTGAAATTGCAAGACAGTTCCAAAATGACAATGTAGAATTCCATTTTGTTGGTAATCAAGCATCCAACTTTGAAAGCTATTGGGGACCGTTGATGAACGATTTACCTTCAAACGTCAAAGTTTGGGGCGAAAGAAGTGATGTTGAAACTTTCATGAAAGCTTCAGATGTTTTGATGTTCAATTCCACTTGGGAATGTAATCCTCTAGTAATCAGAGAAGCCGCTTCATTCGGTCTTAAAATTATTGCTCGGGACTTACCTCAATATGTTGGAATGTTCAAGGGACTTATTTGCCCACTCGAGAATGATCTACTTTCGAATGTCAATTTGTTGAAAAGGCTCATTTCATCAACACGAAATTATAAAGTTTTGGATGGAATGACCTCGGAATTTGCTAAAAAACATTACGACTTATATAAATCAATTATTACCCAATCACCAACAAAGAACGTGAAAAAAAATTCGAATGTGAAAATCAAAAAATACTTCATCACCCAACCTTTCTTAGAAATAATTGGAGAAAGTGATAGTGAGTTCGAAGTCAAATTTTTCGATGAAAAAGGTGTTTGTCATTATGACAACAAAATAAAGTCAAACCATTGGGTTAGATTGAATAGACAATACTTTACTAAATGGAATACAAAGATTTATGAAAATGGTCTTTTGATATATGATAAAACTTTGAATTATAGTGATAAAAGGGTTTTCATTAACTTCGATAGTAAATCTTTGGGTGATACTGTTTCTTGGATTCCTTATGCACTCGAATTTAAAAAAGCTCACAACTGTGATGTAGTTGTTTCAACGTATTGGAACCATCTATTTAAGGAAGTTTATCCTGAATTAGAATTTGTCCAACCAGGAACTGTAGTACACAATATTTTTGGGCAATATAATCTTGGGTGGTTTTGGGACGAAAGCAAGGAACCTGAATTACCTAATACAATCCCATTACAAAAAGCCGCATCGAATATATTGGGTCTACCTTTTAGTGAAATCAAACCAAGAATCCATTATAAAATAGGTGAAAGACCATACTCCGAGAAGTACATTACAATTGCAACAAATTCCACAGCGGGATGTAAATTTTGGACTAAAGAAGGTTGGCAACAATTGATAAATTATCTAAACTCAATAGGATATAAAGTTGTCAATGTCTCGAAAGAAAATAATCCCTTCGACAACTGTGCAAAATTGCAAGATACTTCAATTGAAAATACAATCAATGTTATTCACCACAGTGAATTTTTTATTGGACTCTCAAGTGGATTGTCTTGGTTGTCATGGGGAATTGGAAAACATGTGGTTATGATTAGTAACTTTACAGAAGCCGACCACGAATTCACATCGAATTGCACAAGAATTACGAATCCAAGTGTTTGTAACAGTTGCTGGAATAACCCTAACTACAAGTTTGATAAAGGAGATTGGAATTGGTGTCCAGTTCATAAAGGAACAACTCGCCAATTTGAATGTCACACATCAATAACATCTGAAATGGTGATAAATAAAATACAACACTTATTAAAATGAACTTAGACCAATTTGTATGGGAACCAAAATGTTATAATGGATTCCGCGAAACCGTAGAACAAGAAATTTTTATTGATAAAATTTATGAAAGACATGTTCGAGTTGAAGAAGGTGATGTAGTTTTTGACATTGGAGCAAGTTTGGGGCCATTCACATTTTCTATATTAGATAAATCCCCGTCACAAGTTTTTGCCTTCGAACCAAGTTACGAAGAATTCAAAACATTGGTCCTTAACACAAGGCATGGGAACGTAACTCATATCAATAAGGGCATTAGTAACATTGTAGGAGAATTTAATTTTACAGACGTATTCGATTTGACAGGGAATCACAAACTATATTCAACAACATTTAAAAAAGTTATTGAAGATTATGGAATCAAAAAAATTGATTTTTTGAAAACGGATTGTGAAAGTGGTGAGTATGAGATTTTCACTTTAGATAATTTGTTTTGGATTAAAAACAACGTAAAAAAAATATCAGGTGAGTGGCACTTGAGAACTCCTGAACTTAAAGAAAAATTTAAGATTTTTAGAGATGTTTACCTACGATTTTTCCCAAACTTCAAAATATTTTCTTTCGATGGAGTTGATATTACTTGGTCAATTTGGAATGAGGATTTTATTCCGTACTATAATGAAGTTATGGTATACATTGATAATAGATAAAGACTTTGAGTTGCACTATATTTATACTTAAGGAAAAAACAAAAAAATATGAAAGGAACAGTATTCTCAGCCGATTTTGTCAAAGACTCTAACGGAAACTTAAGATTATTAGAACTGAACACGGATACAGGGTTTATAGATCAGGAATTAGTAAATTTTGATTTCAATGGATTCTTGACTGTATTGTCTTCTAATAACATCACAACATTAGACATTATTTATAAACCATTTTTGCACATTGATTTTGTTAATAAATTGATAGAAGAGGTGAATAATACCTTACCACTTATTTCAATCACCTTACATGATGAAAACATTAATTCAATCTATCCGACATCAGTTCCAGATGCAGCAGATAAATTTGTGTTGAGATTGGCTTACGACGAAACCGCAATATTTGATAGCGTTTATTGTAAAAATAGATTGAATGTTTATAACCTATTCACTGAAGATTCAATCACCGACTATTGTGTTGGATATTATCACTCTTCATCATTAGGAACTTTTGACACATTGACAAAAGAAGTAAATGCCTCTAATATACCAGATGCCACGATAAAAGACGTTTATGAATCATTCAATCCAATTAATTTTTACAAAATAAACGTTGAGAATGGAACAGTTGAAGAAAATTGGAATAATTTTATTCAAGGTAAATCTTCTGAAGATACTCTTATTGAACAATACCATTTTCATTCGTCCACCGTTGATGAAAATAACCACGTCACATCCATAAGATTTTTTGCAATAGTTTATGGTTCGAATTTGGATATACTTCCTCTACACAGTTACAAAATAAGTTCGATATTCGAATTACCAACTACGGTTAATTTAGAAGAAAATTCAAATAAGATAAAAGATTACCATTTTTACGAATTTGCAACAAACATGTTCAAAAATGATTCGGCTGGCATCTTATCTACACATGAAGTTCTAATGGCGGACCAAACTTGGGAAGAAATTTCCAACATTCAAGTTGGTGATGAAATCCAATCTTATTCGATAAGTGGATCACCCCAAAGTGAGTCTGATTTGAATTCATTGACTTGGAACTACGAGGGTAGTGAATTCCCTGAGGGGTCTTTTCTCACAACTTCGAGTGTAGTTTTCAGAGATGTTGCAAATCTGAAATATCACTCTATGATGGAAATGGTGGTAGATAGTGATTCTTTGTTTTCAGGAATTAATAAAAAATATTTGGTATACAACAGTTTAACTAACAAAAGTAGTTATAAATACATTGCCGAAATTAACGCGATCACAGATTATCTTTACGATTTGAACGGCGAATTAATTCAAGTTGATGAATTAAACTTTTACGTGTCGTCAGACAGTGGATTATCTTTTGTTGAATTAGATGTTGAAGATTCAGATACATACATTATAAATGGATCCACCGCCTTTCATAGTTTAGTCTCTCACAATGCACCTTGCTTTGTGGCAGGAACCAAAATTCAAATGGAGGATGGTACAACAAAAAATATTGAAGATGTTTCAGTTGGGGATTCAATTGTTTCATTCGACTTCAAAAATGATGAAACAAAAATCAATAAGGTTTTAAATATATTTTCCAAAAAAGTAGATAAAATAGTAATCTATGAGTTCGATAATGGAGGTACTTTGAAATCCACATTAGACCATCCAATTTTTGTGAATGGTAAAGGGTGGTCTGCGTTTGATAATGTATTGTCTAACAACTTATATCAATTAGATTCTCCAGTGCTAAAAATTGAGATAGGAGATTCAGTAAAACTTATCAACACTAATGCAGTTTTAGAGAAGATTACATTATTAAACGAAGAAACTAGAGTTTATAATCTATCCAAAATTGAGATAAACCATAATTATTTTGCAAACGATATATTAGTACATAATCGAGCTTGTTTTGTTAAAGGAACCATGATTGAAATGGGGGATGGTACAGTCAAACCAATTGAAGAAATTAGTGTTGGAGATGAAGTCATTTCATTGAATATTCAAAATAATACTAAAGAAAAACAAAAAGTTACAAACGTAATTACCCCGATTCATGATGATATTGTAAAGTATTCATTTGAAAACGGAACTGAATTAGTTTGTACTTTCGACCATCCATATTTTGTAAATGGTTTCAATTTAGCATCATATAAACCTCTTTTGACAAATGATAGATACAATCTTGGAGAAAATGTTTCACAAATAGAACTTGGAGATAGTGTAACTTTAGTTGATGGTTCCAATACAAGAATTGTTAATATTGAAGAGTTAAAATCGAACCCAACACAAACTTTCATATTTGAAGTGTCGAATAATCATAACTTTTTTGCAAACGGAATTCTAACTCACAACAAATTCTGTTTCATATCAGGAACAAAAATTTCAGTAGAAGACGGCGTTGAAAAGCACATAGAAGATATACAAATCGGTGATATGATACTATCGTATAACGAAGAAAAAAAATCACAGGAATTAAAAAAAGTAACAAACACTTTCACACCAATACATGATGACTTAGTCGAATACACCTTATCGAATGGGATTCAAATTACTTCAACCTTTGACCACCCGTATTATATTAATGGTTTACAACTTGCGTCTTACAAACCAGATTGGACTAATGAAAGATACGATTTACCTTCCAATGTAATTGAAATTAAAATTGGAGATTTTGTAAATCTGTCTGACAATACAACATCAAAAATTGAATCTATAGTCGAATTAAGTCGAACTGATACTCAAACATACATCATTTCGGTAGAAGATAACCACAATTTTTACGCAAATAAAATTTTAGTACATAACAAATAAATTTTGAAAAATGGATACGTCAAAACACCCAACATTATATAAAAAAAAACCACTATCGGAAGTTAAAAACAGAACAACTTCTCAATTATCAAATACTGAAAAACAAAGAGTTGAGAATGTAATTGGTAAATTTTTCGAATTGTTCATAAATAAACATTTATGATGGACGCATACAATTACATAAAAAATTGTGTTTTTGTAAAGTTAAAACCGAGTAATATTTCAGGGATAGGTGTTTTTGCACTCAAAGATATCCCTCACGATATTTTTTTATTCGAAAATTGGTCAGGTGAAACTGGATACTTCCCAATCACACAAAATCAGTTAAATGAATTGGACTATGAAGTCTCGAATCATATCAAAGAAATTTTTATTTATTCCTCTGATTTTCCTAAAGACACCAACGTTTATGTGAAACTAACAAATGGATGTCATTGGATTTATACAAATCCATATTATTTTATAAACAGTGGAATCTACGAAAAAAAATCTAACGTGGACAAAGATAGTATGAAATCCTTACGTTTTATACGAAAAGGAGAAGAGTTGTTTAGCAACTATCCAAGATATGAAAAGTTAGAAAAAGTTAACTTAATATAATATGGAAAAAATACGAATCGGAGAAAATGAATTTGTTTACAGAAGTAAGTACCACGGATTGTTTACCAAAAATGATTTTTTATACAGATTTGCACAAAACAAAAAAATTAGCACAATTCCAGATGATAATTCTATTTGGATTGAATTTGAATGTTCCGAATTTAAATCGATTGATTCTTTTATAATAGACTTGATTGAACGAGAAATTGTTGGGAGTCAATTTAATTATTACGCGAAACATTCTTGGGTTTACACACAAAAAAAAGGATTTGATATGACGTATATGCATCAACATCTTCTATTACACTCAAGTACAAATAGATCTACTATAAAATCTGACTATACTTTTACGTTTTATGTACAACAACCAAGTAACTTGACAGAAGATGAAGGAAAAATAGTTTTTAAGACCAAGGATGGAAATATTCATAAATTTTTACCTCAGGAAATGGACTTATTTATATTCCCTGCAGACATGTATCATACGGCAGTACCAACGCCGAAAAATGACGAATTAAGGGTAGTTTATGCGGGAAATATTGCATATAACTTTTTGGATAAATCCCCTAAAAATCTCAATTTAATTTAGTTTCCCTAATGAAATTAATAACATCAGAAGAAATTTCGTTAATAGAAAGTCTTTTTTATGGATTAAACGAGTTCCGAAAAAGAGATAGAAGTTATGAGGTCAAAATTATCGAATCAGAAATCATTATCCCAATAAAAATCAAGTTATTGAATTGGGTTTCAGAATCTTTAAATTTAAAATTCCACTCTTTCAATCAAAAATTTCAAATTTTACGATACGATACGAATGATTTTTTTCTTCGTCATAACGATGACGACATTAAATACCGAAACGCATTTGGTAAAAATAGATATTTGGTCACTGGATTTCATTTAAATGATGACTATACTGGCGGAGATTTCATTGTATATAATCCAAAATACGTCCTCACCAAAGAAATTGGGGTCCCTTATGTTTTCGAAGCTAATAGAGACCACGAGGTAAAAATTGTGACTAGTGGGACTCGGAGAAGTGTTGTAATGTTTATAAATCACGAAGATGTGATTTCATCGAATAATAAATTATTATGATGAGTTATAATTTACCGAAAAAAAAATGACACACAGTGTAAAATATAATTGGGAGTTCAATAAAGAAGAAATAGTTCAAAAAATTTATAAAAATAAAACTTTTCTAAAACAACTTAACGGTAATACATCACAAAACACAGATGAATTAATGTTTTGTTGTAAAGAATTTGACTCCATCAAAAATTTTGTCGTTAATCAATATTTTAAATTGAAAGAAACTGAAAAGGTGGATTATGCGGTCAGTATGTGGTCCTACATTCAAACAAAAAATTTACCTCCATCAAATTATATTTGGCACACGCACTCAAAATTAGATGGTGGTAGAACCCAATTAAAAACTGATTACACATTTGTTTTCTATGTACAAATACCTCCCAATTTAGAAAATGGAGAAGGTGACTTATTAATAAAAGATAATGATAATTCCATTCGCACAATAACCCCAAAAGAAGGAGAAATCATTTTTTTTCCTGGATATTTATGGCATGTTCCAACACACACACCGACAGCAACTATCGACAGAATTGTTATTGCAGGAAACATAACTTCGGAATTTTTATTAAATACCTCATTGATATAATAGACATGATAACTTACATACCAAATTTTCTAAGTAACCCCGAATGTGAATATTATATTGATTTGTTCAAATCAAATGATGTAGAATTTATGGAATGGATTCAAACGTATAATAAATTTGGTGATGATGATGTGCTAAAATTTTATTATAACGACTTGACAGAGAATAGATTTGAAACCGATAAATTTCCAAATTATATTTTCAAAACATTAAGAATACAAATGGTGAACGAATCTATAGACCAATGTAAAGCTCCACACACTCATGTGAATCCATGGTCGTTTGTTATTTTCCTGAATGAAAATTTCATTGGGGGAGAATTAGTTTTCGATAATATCGAATATGAACCAAAAACAGGAGATATGGTTTATTTTTCTGGGGAAGAGAGGCACAAACTTAACAATTGTGTCGGTGATAGATATACTCTCATCGGAGGGATGCAAAATAATCCTTTAAACGTGAAAACAGGAAAATTAATTTGAATGTGGAATGATTGTTTATTATGAAAATTTTTTGAATTCATCAGAATGTGAGTACTTTACGGATTTATATAAAATAGAAAACGACCAGTATTGCGATGATGATATTTACAAATTTTATTTTATTAATTTAATAGGAAGAGAATTAATTACCGATAGGTTTTCAACCTTTATATTCAAGAAGTTTAGAGTTCAAATGCTCAACGAATCAATAAATCAGTCTACTATCCCACATCGGCACGTAAATCCTTGGTCTTTCATTATTTTTCTTAACGATAATTTTACAGGAGGTGAAGTAATTTTTGACAAAATAAGCTATACCCCCAAAACAGGAGATATGATTTATTTTTCAGGTGAAGAAAACCATAAAGTCAATAATTGTATTGGAAATAGATATACCTTAGTTGGATTTATGCACAATAACCCAATGAATGTAAAAAAAAACACTCTTATATGAAAAAAAAACTTCTTATAACAATGGGATGTTCCTTCACAGAGGGAGTAGGATGTTATGACCCTGAAGTTGTCTCATACAAAGTTGGTGATAAAACAAAGTATAAAAAAACAGAAGAAGTTTATTACATTAGTAAAGAAAGATTTCACAGATACTCTTGGCCATCACATCTTCAAAAACAACTCAATTATGATACTCTAATCAATTTAGGGTTCGGTGGGTCATCCACCTCAGGTAATGTAAAAGTTTGGTTTGAAAAATACTATAATAAAAATTTTTCTGACGAGTTTGACGTTTTAGTTCTTTGGTTATTACCATCTCCAACTAGATTTTCATTCTACAGAGATTCCACACTGATGAATATAAACCCACTGATGGAAAAAAACATTTACAATGTTCATAGTTACGAAATCGGAAAAGAATATTTGAAATTCATAAATGATTTAGATATGGACCCAATTCTTGAACAAATTTTTTATGTCAAAATTATAGAAGAACACTGTATTTCCAAGAAATACAAATTTCTGTATACTCCAATTGATTACCGTCAAAATACTTTTTTTGAAAAATTTCACAATATAAATAATATGATGAAATTTAATCAATCTATTTTCCCTAACTTCGAAGAAAACTCAAATATGAAATCACTTGTTTGTAGTCATCCAAATGAACTTGGTTATCAATATGTCTCTGATAATTTATATAATTGGATTAAAACAAATAATCCCGAAATTATTTCAGATAAAAAACCAAACAAATTTGAATCCAAATGGGATGGTTATCCAATTTTTAACCATTTACGTGAAGTCAAAATACCTATCTAATAATGATAAAAAAAAAATTTTTGTTATTATATATCTATGAACTCAGAGGTAGACTTAAAAAAATATTTTTGTACAGTACCATTCAAAAACTTGGAGATTCACACTAATGTCTGTTTTGCATGCTGTCCATCTTGGTTGCCAAACAAAATAGAAACCTCAGAAGTTCCTTTGAAGGAAGTTTGGAATAGTACTCCAATGACTGACATTCGGGAATCAATAATTGATGGATCCTTCAAATACTGTGATAAAGAATTATGTCCTTATTTGAGTAAACTTATCAACTTTGGTGAAACATCTGGCCCCGTCCAATTGAAAACTGAATCTACACCTAAATCTCCATTTTTGAATGAAGGACCAAAAGTCTTGGTAATGAATTTCGATAGGACTTGTAATTATAAATGTCCATCTTGTAGAGTAGATTTGATTGTAGAGGATAAAAAAGGAATACAACGAGTAGAAAAAACAATAGAGGAAATAGATTCCTTTTACTCCAAGGACGTTAAGACATTATATATAACAGGTTCAGGGGACCCATTTATATCCGTAGGTTTCAGAAACTACTTGCGTAATTTTGACCCCAAGAAATATCCTAAACTGAAGTCGATTCATTTTCATACTAATGCATCGATGTGGAATAAAGAAATGTGGGATAGTATGCCAAATGTTCACAAATACGTCAAAAGTTGTGAGATAAGTATAGATGCTGGGACAAAAGATACTTACGAAAACAAAACAAGATTAGGAGGAAAGTGGGATAATCTTATAGAAAATTTAAATTTCATAAATACAATTCCGAGTTTGAAATATGTCAAAACATCATTTGTAGTACAAGATTCGAACTACAGGGAGATGGAATTATTCTACAATATAATGTACTCAATTTTCGGAAAAAAAGTTGGGGTGTTCTTTGGAAAAATAACTAACTGGGGAACATTCGGTGAAGATGAATTTAAATCGAAACAAGTATGGGATAATTCGCATCCCGAACATGAATTATTCAAAGAAGAATTCAATAAAATTAGTAAGAACAAATATATGTTCCATAACTTACACGAATTTACAGATAAAACCAAAACTTTGATATAATGAAAATATTGGTATTATCTCATACTAGAAGTGGTTCTACTACCTTATGTAAATGGATTTCGAGGGAGATGAAGATTGAGTTGGATGAAACTCCATATAATAAAAAAACTTTCTATTCAGTTTTTGATAAGAAAGATATAGTTAGAAAAATAGTCATTGAGGAATTCACACCTCCAAACCATGTAATTCTTAAATTTGATAAAGTAATTTGTTTGACCCGTGATGATAGTGTTGAAACTGCGATAAGTTTCATCATGGCAAAAAAAACTGATAAATGGCATGTCGAATATGATATTACTAATGATTGGATTATTGAAAATAAAAATGAAATAATACGGAGGAAAAATTGGTATGATAGTATGAAATCAGTCCTAAAAAAATATGATGTACTACAATTAAAATATGAAAACATTTATATCAATAAAACAGAATTGAAATTATTAACTGACTACCTGAATATTACAAGCCCCCAACATTTACATTTACTTGATTACACTAAAAAATATAGAAAAGATAGATTCCAATTGATTCATGATTTTGAAAGAAAAGATATTATTTAGTGCGAAGGAATGTCAATCTATAATTTGGGACGAAACCAAAAATATAAATAATCATTCCTATGTAAGTGATAGAAGATATAACTCACAGCCAATAAACTATAGTGAAGATACTAAATGGATATTTGAGAAAATATCTGAGTTTTTTCAAGAAGAAACTAAGTTAAAAATTACTACAATCAAAAATAAAATCCACTTTCATAAATTCGTTGCTGGAGATTGGTTTGGAAAACATAATGATGCAATTGACAACAGAGTTTATGCGGTTGGGGTTCTATTGAATGAAAATTTTGAGGGTGGTGACTTTAAATTGTACAATCCCCACGAGTATACGTTAAATAAAACTATTGGAAACAGTTACATATTTGAAGTAAACATAGACCATGAAATCACACCAATTTTAAGTGGAGAAAGATATTCTCTGTTATGGTTTTTACAGAAAGATAATTTGATTACAAAAACAATAATTTAAATGGAAATAGATTTTTGGTTTACAGATATATTCAAAGGGTCAGGTATTCAAGAAATGCTAGAAAAAATAGACACAAATATTTCATTCAAAAATGTTGATACAGACGTAATTGATTCAAATAAATTGAACCTATTAGTTTTTGTTTGGGAAACAAGTCCAAAACTTCCATACACAACATACACTACTTCGGATGAATTTATAGATTTACTCAAAAAACTTCAGAATGAAAAGTTTTACTTCATGGCGGATTTTTCAAGAGAAGCCCATAACAGAGTAGACGATTTGAGCTTGTCTTTTTTAAATAAATTGAAATCCAATGGAATAGACATCAACCGATTAATTCTTGTAAAAAATGATTCCTCAAAAATCGGTTTACACAAAATGAAATATGAGAATTTTACATTGAATACATTTTTCTTTCCCCACTTTTTCTTATCAACATATAACCATCTCAAACAATATATTAACCCCGAAAACGAAAGGACAAAAATAGAACCAGATAAAAAATTTCTGTGTTTAAATCGGAGGGTATTTTATCACAAGTATCAAATTATTGAAGAGTTGTTCAAAAGAGGTTTATTGGATGAAACACGGCTAACTTGGGTGGACAATTATACCCCTCTCAAAATGATCGATTTAGATTTGGCACATAAACTAAAATTAAATGGTCTCGAGTTCAAATCCATACAATTAGAAGGTGATGTCATGTACGGTAGTAGACTATCATATCACGACGAATTCTTATTTACAATTAACCCAGAATGGTATTACAAGAGTAAAGTAGATATAATTACTGAAACAATGTTATATGACGAGGCAATACATATCACCGAGAAAACTTACAAATCAATTTATTTAGGATTACCATTTGTTGTATCCGCGACCAAAGGACATCTGAAACATTTACGAGACATGGGGTTCAAAACCTTTAATTCAATCATAAATGAGGATTATGATGGAATGAGTGGTAAAAATAAAATAAAACACGTTGTTGATGCCGCAATCGAGTTATCAAATGTCTATGACAACCCTGAAGTATTAGAAATATGTAAATTTAATAAAGAATTATATTTTAACCCTGAATTTCGTAAGAAAATTTGTAAAGAATTTTTCTTAGACAAATTACATGAAATCAAAGATAAATCACATTCTAGTTCATTAATTTAAATTTATGGAATCATTGAAATACTGGTCTCCCAATGATTTTGAAATTTCATCATTAAGATATAAACTTAATGGTCAAAAAAGAGTAAAAGAGTTTAGAACTCCAACAAGCACTGAAACTAAATCTTGCACCTATACCTACAATGATTTGGGATATAGAGGAGACTCAATGCATAAAAAGGGCTTTCGTATTATGTCAATTGGATGTTCATTGACTGAAGGAGTTGGTATTAATGATGATGAAACATGGCCCAATCAATTCACAAAAATGATTACTGATGGTGTAGATTTAAACTTTGGTTGTGGAGGAAGGAGTAACGATTATATTAGTCGGTGTTTGTTGAGTTATTATGATTTGATTAAACCCAACTTAGTTTTAATAATGTACACTTCTTTGGAAAGACGGGAGGTTTGGGCTAAAATTGATGGGGTAAAACCATTTATGCCTCCTTGTTGGGGCTATTTAAGAGAAACTGATGAAGGAAAAAAAATATGTAATAATTTGATTGATTTACAAAACGGTGATTCTGATTTCATAAACTGGTATAAAAATCATTTGTTAATAAAATTATTCTTGGAATCAAAAAAATGCAATTGGATTTGGAATGGTTCGTTTGGAGTTCATAAAGAGTTCAAGGAATACAATAGATTTGACGGAGATTATATGAGTGATTCATTTATTGACTTAGCATCTGATGAGTCCCATCCAGGCCCAAAACATAATAAAGAATACGTTATTAAATTATTCAATCATTTGAACCAAAACTTTCCGAATTATTTATCGAATGATCACCATTCTATTAACCAAAAATTATTTTAAAAATGAAATCTCTCCAATTTTGGAAACCTGAAACATTCGAAATTTCTTCATACAAATATCACCTTGACGGTAAGAAAAATAAATCCTTTAGTACATCAGGAAGTGATAATACAGGATTGTGTACATATACATATAATGAATTAGGATTTAGGGGAGATTCAATCAATAAATCTGGATTCAAAGTAATGTCGATCGGGTGTTCATTAACCGAAGGAGTCGGTGTAAATGACGATGAAACTTGGCCTTACCAATTTACCCAACTCATACCCGACAGTGTGAATTTAAATTTTGGGTGTGGTGGTAGGAGTAATGATTATATACTCAGATGCTTAGTCACCCACTATGATTTAATTAATCCTGATTTGGTATTAATAATGTATACCTCTCCTCAGAGAAGAGAAATATATACAGATAATGGTGGGATTGAACCATTTATTCCAACATTATCTTGGGGGTATATGGATGAGACTGAAAGAGGAAGAGAAATCCAAAACTGCTTGATAGAATTACAAAATGATAATGAAGATTTTATCAATTGGTATAAAAATCACATAACTACAAAATTATTTTTGGAATCAAAAAATTGTAATTGGTTATGGAATGGATCATTTGGTATACCTAAAAAATACTCGGAATTCAATAGGTTTGATGGTGATTATATGAATGAACCATTTTTGGATTTGAGTGTTGAAGGTTTACATCCTGGTCCAACACATAATAAATCTTATGTGGATAAATTGATGAACCATATACAAGACAATTTCCCGAATTATTTAATCAAATGAATTCAGACTCACTACGATATTGGACTCCCAATCAATTTGAGTCTTCGTCCATGAGATTCAAAATAAACAAAAAAAAGATTCAACTGGGGACTGATAATACTGGATTATGTACTTACACCTATAATGAACTCGGATTCAGGAGTGATTCAATATACAATAAGGGATTCAAAATCATGTCAATAGGTTGTTCAAACACTGAAGGAGTAGGTGTGAATGATAATCAAACTTGGCCTCATCAATTTTCTAAATTGATTTCCAATGGAATAGATTTAAATTTCGGTGCATCGGGTCGAAGTAACGATTATATTTCAAGATGTTTGTTAAGTTATTATGACTTGATAAAACCTGATTTAATTTTGATAATGTACACTTCACCTCAAAGACGCGAGGTATATACAAAAAATTCAGGAGTAAAACCTTTTCTGTATGAAGATTCTTGGGGATTTTTGCGTGAGGCCGAAGAAGGCAAAATGATTCAAAATAATTTACTTCTATTACAAAATGAGAATGAAGATTTTATGAATTGGTATAAGAATCATTTATTAATTAAATTATTTTTAGAATCAAAAAAATGTAATTGGATATGGAATGGTTGGTTTAACATTCCTCCTGAATATTTAGAATTTAATCGATTTGATGGGTTATATGGAAAGTTTGTGGATTACGGTACTGATGGAGGCCATCCTGGCCCCCAACACAATAAAACATATGCAGAAAAACTATTCAAACACATAGAGACAAACTTTCCAAGCTATTTACCAAATGAAAATCAAACTTACACAAGTAATTTGATTTAATGGTTGTAAATAAAAGGATCTCTTTTCTTTAATTCTTCAATTTTCTTTTTCAATTCTTTTTTTCTTTTTCGTTCCTTAATTTTTTTAAGGAACCAATCTATAATTTTTTTCATAGTATTTTGTGTATTATATAGTTATCTAAAACTAGTAAGTCTAAATCAGTGTCCTTGAAAGTTTCTATTGCGTCATAGGGAGTCAATACCATTGTTTTATCTTTAACATTGAAGGATGTATTCAATATAATTGGAAATCCACTTAGTTTTTCAAACTCGATTAATAAGTCGTGAATAACAGTATTTTCATAGACAGTTTGAATTCTTGAGGTTCCGTCCACGTGAACAACAGCCGATAATTTATCAACATATTCTTCTCTAACTTTAACAATCTGATTCATATATGGTACGTCATCAATAGCATGAAAAAACTTATTTTGTTTCGCTTTGACTACCATAGGAGCGAAAGGACGAAACCCCTCTCGTTTCTTAATCAATCTATTAATTCTTGATTTCATATCGGGTACAGTAGGGTCTGCTAAAATAGACCTGTGTCCTAAGGCTCTTGCTCCGAATTCGATTCTGTCTCTATACCATCCAATTACTTTTCCTTCATGAATTTTTGTCACGATGTATTTTATTAATGTATTGTAATCGTGAATTTCAAAAAAATTCAAATTTTTAGTGTGACCCAAATAAAATTCAACATCGTACTTTGGTCCTAAAAAAGGATTCTTAGTAACTCTTTTTGTTATTTTTTTATTTTCTACAAGGTAATGAATACAAGCACCAACACAGGACCCCGCATCTGATGGAGCAACTGGAATCCAAATTTTTTCAAAATCAGAGTTGGATACTATCTTCCCATTCGCAGTACCGTTGTATGCCGAACCACCTCCTAAGCAAAGATTATTACTACCAAGATTTTTCAAACTTTTGATAATATCGAATAAAACTTCTTCGTATCTTAGTTGAACTGCAGCTGCTAAATTTTGATGAATTGTTGTAATTTCTTCGTCAGTTAATCTTGGCGAAATACCTAAATGTACTATTAGTTTTTCGTTGAACATCAATTTTTCTGACTTATCCCAACAAAAAACATTCATATCACAGATTAATTCCCCATCTTTGAATTTTATTAAACTTCTAACTTTTTCAATATACTCTTGAGGGTCTCCGTATGACGCCAAACCCATTAATTTATATTCCCCTTCATTTGGCTTGAACCCCAAATACGAAGTCATTGTAGAATAATAAAGTCCTAATGAATTTGGATATTTCCCTAAATCATGATATTCAATTCCATCATCATCTGCTAAACCAAAAGATAATGTATCAATTTCTCCAACACCATCAATAGACAAACATATCGCCCTTTCAAAATCGGAAGTGAAAAAAGAATAATACTGATGGGACAAATGGTGTTCGGAGTAAAACACTCTCCCCTTAAATGGTTTCAAATGTTTATTTACATCTGAAATATTTTTTAAAATTTTAACTAAATGTTACTCAGTACTCTTTTTAGTTTCAGATTGAGGTCTTCATAATAACAAACCATTTCAATATCATCATAGGTAATACTATAATGACTAAAGATGTATTCAATTGTATTAATTGGAAAAGAACTATCGTGTTTAATTCCCGTAAATTTTTCCTCTTCACAAGCAAACACCAACTCCCCGTCTTTGAATAGACAGGCGGATGAATCGTGATAAAAGGATGAAATACCAAGTACGTACATTATATATTATCTTTACCGATTATTTCGAATTTTGGACATGGTACAATAAATTTACCTCCACGTTCTAAAAATTCATGTTCTCTTTCAATAAATTCAGAAATAAAATGCCAAGGCAATACTAACATATAATCTGGGTTCATTTTTCTAACGTCATCTTCAGATAATATTGGAATGTTTGTACCTATTGTCTTATACCCATATTTGTAAGGACTTCGTTCAGCGATTACATCAATTAAAGTGTTGTCTATACCAAAATATTGCAACAAGGTGTTTCCTTTACTCGAAGCTCCGTAACCACAAATTTTCTTCCCTTTTGCCTTTTCTTCCCTTAAAAAATCTAGTGTTTGTTTTTTCAAATCTTGTACTCTTTGATAAAAATCCGACCATGTTTCTTCTGAGTCCAAATTTTGAGTTTTTTCCCAATTCAATATTGATTCAACTCTAACATTACAAACATCTCGATATGGTCTAGTCGCAAATTTAGTTTCATCAGAATTTTCTTTCTTAATATAAATTCTAAAACTTCCTCCATTCACATCATTAAGTTGACAATCCACAATTTTTAATCCCGCCTCAACCATTAGTTTATTTAGTGAAGAAAGAGACCAATAATAAACATGTTCGTGAGTTATATTGTCAAACGCCAACTGTTTAATCATCAATGGAGTGTAGCTCATTTGTATAACAAATAACCCATCATCATCAAGAACTTCATTGACATCATTCAGAAAATCAATCGGTTCATCCAAATCATAAAACATTGCAATACAGGTAATTACCTTAGCCCTTTTTTCCGCAAACTGAGATCTCTTATAAGATTCCAAAGTAAAATAATCTTGAATTATCTCATCAGCAACCTGTCTTGATTCAACTGTAAATGTATCATCTGTCGGGTCGATTCCCAATTTTTTAATATGACTAGGTACGTATTTGAAAAGAGTTCCGTCATTACACGCGATATCCAACCATAAATCATTCTCTTCTAATTTTTGTACTTTCAAAATGTTTTCAACAATACCCATCAATTCATTTCTCATGGTTGTGTTGGTTCCACTTCTATACCAATATTTCCCGAACATTGAATGGATTGGAGTACATTTTTCCAATCTTGCAGCTCCATACCGTTCATCAATCATTAGTGTTAAATCGTGTTTTCCAGCTCTTCCTTCTTCATCTTGTTTGATGAAATCGGATACATATAAGTCACCGAAGCTAAATAATTTTTTCATATTAAATTTCTATCTCTTTTAAATCCTTCATTTTGCCCCCAATCCATGAATTTATCAAAAATTGAAGCATTAGTAATCTCTTCAGGTTTTAAGCCTCTCACGTTTGGTCTTACTAATTTTAAATCAAAATTTGGTAATTGAACAACATAATAGTCCAACTTCAATATTTCTTTTGCAAATTCAGTATGAATATTACCTGGCATTGTAGTTGGAAGACTATCAATTACATTAAATAATGTTTTGAAATGCCCCATAAAAAAATATTCTACTAAATAATATTCTTCTTTTGATGGCTTGCCAGTAATATATATTGGAGTTAACCCGTAGATTACATCTTCTTTTACGAATGTCGAATAGAAATCAGGAGTATAGTTGTAGAACGAATAATTGTCAGGTCTTGTTAAGATTAACATTTCATAATCAACTCCACTTTCTTTAATCATCTCCAATGAACTCTTCATCAAAAATAGATGTTTGTCGTTGTGAAAGGCCCTATCTCCCGAAAAATCAAAATCATTGACATCATACATTTTGATTTTTGCATTGGGTATATGTTCAAGAATCATGTCTTCGGTAATATCTTCTTCGATATGCATGTTTAAAACTTTGCTCGATTGGACTGATTTTTTCCAAGTCGAAAAATATACATCACAATCCAAGTCATTCAAAAATTTCCAAGACTTGACCGCAATGTCAAATTGTCTACACATTCCTGAAACTAATACCGCAGTCTTCATAATTTTAATATAATTAAATTATACAAATTTTCAATTAAGTTTTAATCTTTTTTTAATTGCTGTTGTGGAAACATCTTCAGTATATGGAAGGTAAATAAGAACGATCTCATTATCATCCAACCATTTTTGTGTAAAATTCATTTGTTTGTAATAATCTTTTTTAGCCCAATCACTTCCAATGACAATAAATTTTGGATTCACAGAAAGTATTGTAGGTTTTGAATCTTCACCTTCACTATTCGGAATCACCTCATCAACATATTTACAACTTACTAATACTTTTTTCCTATCTTCATAACTAATGATGGGATATTCTCCTTTATATCTGTGTATAAATTCATCCGTGTTTAAAGATACTACCACATAGTCTCCAACCTCTTTGCATTGACGCAAGAAGTTTACATGTCCACTATGGAATAAATCAAAAGTACCACCAGTATAAACTTTGCGATTACTCAAACACATCTTAAAACATCATTCAATATCAACCACACACGTTCAACAGCTTTATTTGCTGTGTCCTGTACTTCATTATGGTTTACACCCGACTTCCCAACAATATTTGTAACCACGGACATAGAAAATATTTTCATCCCTAATTGTTTCCCAACAATGACTTCAGGTATGGTTGACATTCCAACAGCATCAGACCCTATTAATTTCAAGAATCTACATTCAGCGGGTGTTTCGTATGTTGGCCCCGATAATGCGGTAAGAACCCCTTGTTTGACTCTGAAATTATTCTTATCACCAGTGAGTAATCCTACATCTATCAAATCTTTATCATAAACAGATGACATATCAATAAATCTTTCACCTTCGAGTTTTCCAATCAATGGGTTGGTTCCCATCAAATTTATGTGGTCATTGATTAACATGATGTCTCCGACTTCGAAAGATTCATTTATACCTCCGACCGCATTTGTGGTAATCAAAGTTTTTACCCCCAAAGATTTCATAACTCTTATGGGATATGTAATTTCCTGCATCGTATGACCCTCATAATAATGATTCCTACCCTGCATCAAAACTAAATTGATTTCACCTATTTGACCGAATACTAAATTACCACTATGTCCTTCAATACCTGTATTCAAAAAATGAGGAATTTCTCGATAATTTATTATGATTGGGTCACTTACTTTTTCTACAATTTCACCTAAACCAGACCCCAATATAATTCCAACAGTTGGATGTAAACCAACTCTATTATCAAGGAATTCTATGGAATCTCTCAGTTTTTTCATTTTGTGTATAATTGGGGATATTCAACAATAACATGAATTCCTCCTTCATTGTAAGCTTCTTTGTACTTATCTTCAATTAATTCATGAGATAATAGATTATGAAATGTAATATTTTTACAAAGTGACTGATACTCAGTGAAATAATCCCCTTTGTGTTGATGTCCTGGGTCTATCGGATAATCCGACCCTTTACCTAATCTGACAATTATATTGGGATTGAATTGATTATTGCTCATCAATTTTATTTTGTCCAAATGATTCAATAATTGATTTGTAGCACAAATCAAAAAATCCCATCTGGGGTAAAAAGTAATCACGAAATGTCCAGTCATCGCCATTCCCAAAGACATACCCATTTGTGAATCCTCCATTACTGGTAATTCAATAATTTTATTTTTTGGAACATTTCCCAACGTTGTACTCATTGGGTTTCCTGGATAAAGAGTTTGTTGTCCAATAAAAATTGTATCGGATTGTTCGGCTAAAAAAGTCATTGCATTTGTCAATGCATCCTTATAACTTGTATCTTGATTCATATTAAACTATTGTAGAAATTAAAGTCTGTTTTGTCATTTTTGATGTCTTCGAAAATTTGAATATTTTTATCGAAACGATTTTTATTATTCTTGAAAAAACTTATTATATCTTGTTTTTTGGTGTTCAATCTTAAGATTTCATTGATAATCATTTCAAATCTTTTTTTTGCATTTGGTTCATTGTCATAACTATGATCGACAATATCATCGAAAAAATCAAAATTATACCTATCCTTCATTTTTTTAATATGATTTGCACTTGCCATTATGATTGGAATTTGAGAAAAATATAAAGGTATAAAAGATTTTTCACTCAGGATTATAATATCATTTTTTTCAAAATTGGTTTCAGTAACTATGTTAATGTATGAATTTTTGTATGGATTGTTTGAATAAGAGGCAACTGTGTCGAATGTATGAGGAGGATAATCAACTTGATAATTTTTTTCGTAAATGCTATTATGTATTTGAACATCAAGAAGTTTGATAATTTCTTTTTCATATATCAAAACCTCACTTTCAGTAAAGAATTGACTCAAATATGGTTTGAAATTTGAAAGACTGCCCGAATTGATGAAAAGTTCTCTCATTTCATATCCCCTTATCCAACTCCAATCTGTATCGTCAACTATGTTATGGTACATCAAATAAACTAATAGAGCGAACCGATGTATTTTCACCTTTCGATTATATGACATGAATAAAAAATTTCTCTCTTTTTTGTAATTGTAAGGAAATCTGGTCAATTCATTAGCAATTGCGAACTTTCCATTATTAGTTGTATGAGTAATCAAATCAACATCAAACTTTGTTTTTACATCATGATTGATTTCATTACAATTAATTACTACAAATTTTTTGGTAGGAATACCCATTTTTTTCAATAGGGCATCGAGACTATTGATTAAATTATCATCATCAGATTCAGCATCGTTCTTAACTATCACATAAAAATTCGGATTGAATTTTAATAAGTCAATTACCTTTTCACTGAAGGGTAAATCTTGTTTTGAAACAATTTCTGCCACTAAATAATATCGATATTCATAAAAATAATAATACTTTTGATTATCGTTAGGAATTTCATTGATGTTGAAAACTTTGAATTTGAACCCTTCAGGATTACGCATTCCTACATAACAATCAAAATAATTGATTACATCCTGTTTGAATACATCGACCTCATCATAAACTAAATTCAAAAAATTACCCATTTTCCAGTTCCGTAGTGCGGCCACTCTTTTTTATATTTATACCAAATAACATCTTCAGGAATTTCGGTTTTCTTAGCCCATGTTTCAATAGTTGGTGTATTAGTTGAAACTTCATTATCTTCCACAACAAATCTAATAGGTAAATCGAAATTTTTAGCGTACTTATAATTTTCCATGAAAGTACCAGTTTCGAATGTCATGTCTCCAACGAAACACCACACCATTTCATCAATACCTTTTCGTTTGTTTGCCATCGCAACACCAACCGCTATTGGTATTATACCACCAACAATTGCCGAACTATAAAACTTCTCGTCTTTATTGACGATTGTAATCGACCTACCTTCCAATATTTCTTTTTCCAACCATTCAGGAGATATTCCTTTCAGTAAAGCATGATAATGTGACCTCCACGTTGAAAATACCCAGTCTTTCCTTGAAATTCTTTTGAATATTTCAACAAGATGTTTTTCATTACCTCCACTCAAATGAACAGGGCCTCGTATTTTACCTGACTCCCAATGTTCAACTATTTTATTTTCAAAATGAATAAGTTCCTCTTCATTCCAGTTGTGTTCTCTAACTATTGGATATTGCTCTAAATTTTTTGTCATAACTTATTTATTAAAAGATACAATTGAGTACCTCGAATTTTTGGCAAATTCCTCAACTGAAGAAACAAAATGAGGAGACCTGAAGACTTTATTGTTCAATAATGTCACTCGATTAAATTTGGGTAAAATTTGTTTGTTAAATTCGTAATCATTATCGTCTGTAATGTTGAGAATACCTCCCCAATCCCAAATCCATTCTTCATTAACATAATATATTAAATTGATATTACCAGCATAATCATCAACATGAGTTCTAAAGTAGTCCCCTTTATCTGATTTGTGACATCTTATGTCAAATTCGGTTAAATCAAAGGGAGAAACTTTTTTGAGGAAGGGAACAAAAAATTCATTATAGATATTTTTTAATCCCTCGTTTTTTTCCAAAATGAATGACCTACTAAATCTTGTTGAATAAACTTCGTCGTTCTTTGGTAAATAGGGTGATTTCGTTTTGAACACATGTTCATAATGATTTTCTCTCACCTGATGTATTTTTTCCCAAGAATTTTCTGAAGTGAACAAATCTTGTATATTTTTTGCAACATCGATTGGTAAAAAGTTGTCAATTATCGAATACCCGATTTCACCTAATTCGTATCTAACCTTATCTAACATATGAATAATTTATTCCCAACTAATACCCCAATCTTTGAACTCCGCAGCCAAACAATCAGTTTTATAATCTTTTCTGCCACCTACAATTTCTTGTATTCTATTTTTTGCTGTGTTACGAACTCCATTCAATCCATGAGTCAGTTCCAAATTATTTCCTTCTTTAATTCCTTTTCTGTAATTGGATTCATTGTGCCATATATGTAAATTAGTCTGAGCTAAAACTACAATCGATCTTAAAGTCTTTGCGTCAATCACCACATTTTCTTCTTTAAGAATCAAATCAATATCATGTTCAATGTCTCTAATTTCTTGTGCGTATTCCTCTTTATGTTCGGGAATAAAAACTTCTTTCAACTGAGAAATACTTAATCTGTCAATCAGTTCCGCTAATGTTGGTAGGTACTTTCTTTTTTCCATTTTATCTATTTAAAAATTTTCTTCCTTTATTAATTCTATCTCTCCAATATTCCAATAAATCATCCATTGTTTGATTGAAGTTTATTGTTGGCTCCCACCCTGTCATCTCTCTAAATTTTGTTGTATCAGGTATTTGTAAATCTGCGTCAATAGGTCTAAGACGACTTTTATCAACAACAATATCTATGTCTTTCACTGTAGATTTAGAAATAAGATAATTCAAAGTATCTCCCACTTTACATGTATGAGTACCACCAATATTATAATACGCACCAGGTGATGGATTGATGTTCAATAACATCCAATATGCTCTCACTGCGTCTCTAACATCGGCATAAGTTCGAAGGGAGTCTAAATTACCCACAAATATTTGCGGTTGTTGTAACCCGTGTTCAATCATCGCAATTTGTTTTGCGAAAGTTGATTCGTGAAAAACATCACCTCTCCTTGGACCTGTATGTGTAAACATTCTAGTCGTCATTACCATCATTTTGTATGCTTCTCCGTAATACCTTCCTATTAAATCAGTTCCAACTTTTGAAATTGCATATGGTGATGCTGGATGTAAGGAACATTCCTCATTGATGGGTAATTTTTCTTTTGGAACTCTACCGAATATTTCACTTGAGGCACACACATGGATGTACGCGTCTTTATGTGGGGATTTTCTGATGGCTTCTAATAAATTTGCGGTTCCAATTATGTTCGTCTGCAAAGTTTCAATCGGGGAATCAAAACTTGTTTGCGGGTATGATTGAGCCCCAAGGTGAAAAACATAATCAGGTTTGGAAATTTCTATTGCATTAACAATTGAACTGTAATCATTTAAATCTCCATAAATCAGTTTTATCCTGTCCGTAGTGTTAATCACCTCAGTTAAATGTTCAATGTTGTCCATTGATTCGTTCCATCTACAGAATCCATATATTTTCAGGTTAGTTTTTTCTAACAAAAAATCCAACATGTGGGACCCAACCATCCCTAAAACACCAGTAATTAATACGTTCATTTAAATTTTAATTTATACCAATCAATCGTCTCTTTTATTCCTTCTTTGAAAGTGTGTGTTGGTTCAAATCCCAATTCATTTTTTATCCTATCAATACTTACTGCTCGGAAAGGTATTGTTGTCGGTTTTGAATCATCCCAAACAATTTTAGGTGTTTCATCTGTGACTTCCAAAATAGTATTCAATATTTCTCCAATAGAGATTCCACCTCCGTAACCTAAATTATATGGTCTCATTGATTCTCCTTTTTCAAGAATCAAAAGACCTCCTTTAACAACATCTTTTACATATAAAAAATCTCTTACAACATCGGGAGTACCCCACACTACGAACGGGTTTTCACCACTTAATAATCGTTTAATTAGTGCTGGAACAACATGACAAGTTTTCAAATCGAAATTGTCATAAGGTCCGAATATTGCAGTACCTCTTGCGATACAGATCTCCATATCACCCAACCGTGATACGTGCTCCATAAGTTTTTCTCTATATCTTCTCATCCACCCATACCCATAATAAGATTTATAAGGTTCATCAATCCAAAACTCATCTTCGGTCAATGGTCTTCTTATGTCGGGATAGCCAGTGGAACTATTCAAATCTAAGAATCTTTTTACTTTTGATTTGTAAGATGCTTCTAACACATTTCCAATTATTTGTATTTGTTTCAGAGAAATTTGTACGTCTGTTGGAACTGTCGATGGATGTGCTATTTGCCCTGCGCAATGAATTACGTAATCTGACCCTTCAACAAGTTTGAAACAATCTTCCAGTTTTGTTAAGTCTAAATTTTCATGAACGAAAATATCATCATGATTATACTGTAATGGAGATTTGTGAGTATGTGTTACAACTTTTGCTCCTTGATTTACAAGTTCAATCAAATAATGAGTACCAATGAATCCTGACCCACCTGTGACTACAACTTTTTTATTTTTAAAAAAATCTTTCATATCAATTTATTTGTTTCGATATATCTTTTGTATGAAATTTCACGTTTTCCTATTCCTATTGCGTCATCCAAAAATAAATCACATGGGTCATTGTGAATATAATTTGACAATGAACTACCATATAATAATTCATTTTTCACAAAAATTAAGTTTCCCGTCATACAAACTAACGAATAATCCTTAGTTTTAGCTAAATCAACAGTCGACTTGAAACTACTACTGAAAGTTTTACCATCATAGACATGTTCAGTCTGACAATCGAAAAAGGGATTTATTTCTATAACAACAACATTAGGAGTATAATCATTAAGACTATTCCATATATGATAGTCATTTCCGTCAATATCAATACTAAGTATGTCAAAATTTAATTCCAAATCAGTTTTTTTCAAAACATTATCCAATCGACTATCTCCAAGTGGAGTTATTTCTTCGTGAATAATTATACCCCCCTCTAACTGTGGTAAATGAAAAGGATTTTTATCAATATAAACTCCATACCATCCGTAGTTTTGAACTAAATTATATGTATTGGAGAAAATAAGATGATTCATTCCTACCTCACAACACTGTTTGTTATTCAACTTTAACTCATCGATTAAAAATTGCAAAACTCCATCTTCTCCATACTGAGAATATATTGAATATGAATTGTCAATTATTTTCAATGATTTACAAAAGGGTTGTAACGCTTATCTAAAATGTTTTTATTATTAAGGAACCAATCTGTAGTTTTTTGAATACCATCTTCCAAAGAAATTTGATTTTTGAAACCATATTTCTTCATTTTATTCATACTCATCAATCTTTTTTTATCACCACTTGGTATATCTGTGTGCCACTTTACATCAATTTTTCTACCAGAGTGTTTAATGACTAATTCAACTAATTCCTTTATTGAATTTCCCTCTCCTGAACCCAAATTGACTGGTTCGGTAATTTTATTTTCAACCGCGAATATCATACCATTAGCGACATCTTCAGCGTGAATGAAATCACGGATTTGAGACCCGTCTCCAAAAACGTCTAAAACTTCGTTCTCTTGAACTTTGCGTATCAAAGAAGGCACAACCATTGCATTCGCTGGATTAAAGTTGTCATAGGGTCCGTAAACGTTTGCAGGCCTTACTATCGACACTCGGTTCCAACCATATTGTTTGGAGTAGGTTTCAGTCTGTAATTCCCCGATTCTTTTTGCCCATCCAGCATACATGTCGTTCGGTGATGGAAATGTACCCCACACACTTTCTTCATAAAAAATTTCAGAAGGAGCATAAACTCCAACTGAACTTGTAAACATATACCATTTGACATCAGACTCAAATGCCGCCTGAGTCATATTGGTATTGAACTGTAACATTGGGACCATAAAATCAACAGGTTGGTTCATACACATTACTGGAGAACCTTTCACGCCTGCTAAATGAAAAATATAGTCTTTGCCCTTACAAATTTCCAAACAGTTATTGAAATGTCTTAAATCAGTTTTAACAAACTCTACATTATCAGGTAAATCTATCGGGTCGGTTAAATCTGCAATAGTAACCTGAGCACCCTTATCCAACAACTTTTTAACAAGTTGTCTCCCAATCATTCCTGACCCACCTGTGACCAAAACTTTCTGTCCTTTAAACATTATTAAGTCTTTTAGTTAGATTTATAATTTGCTCATCAGTCAAATCAATGTGATTCCCAATGTAGAGAGAATTATTGTGAACATAATTAACAATATCCAATTCTCCTTTTACTTTAAAAGGAAAGTTGTCTAAGTAAGGTTGGATTGCTTGATTACCTCCACCAGCGGTTCCTAACCTATATTCAACTCCATGTAAGTCTAAAATGTCACAAACACTGTCAAAATCATCATTGATATGGAATCTATCTTTATAGAGAGGACGAATTATGAGAGGTAAAGCAAAACTACTATTACCTTCAACTTCAAACTCAGTGAAATATTTTTTACTGTCTAAATTTCGTAACCAAATAGACAAATTATGTTTTCGTTTTTCGACATAACTGTCGATTCTTTTCATTTGTTCGATTCCTAAAACAGCATTCAATTCTGTACTCCTCATGTTGAATCCTGCAACAGCAAAGGTAAACAATGGATTTAATTCAGGATAATTTGTTTTGTAGTGATTTTGAGTTTTTTCCGACACTTCTCTTGTCATACCATGCGATCGGAACAATTTTGACAACTCATCGATTTTTTCATTGTTAGTACAAATCATCCCACCTTCAATAGTGGTAATGTGATGCCCAAAGTAAAATGAGAAAATTGAAATGTCCCCAAAAGTTCCTACTTTTTCACCATTGTAAACCGCACCATGTGCTTCACAACAATCTTCAATTAAAAGTATGTCATGTTCTTTAGCAATTTTTATAATTTCTTCATTAATTCCATTAAATCCCAAACAATGAACTAAAACAATAGCTTTAGTCTTGTTGGTTATAGCTTTTTTGATATTCTCTGATGTTATTGCCAAATTATCCAAAGATATATCAACAAATACGGGAGTCATCCCTAACTGAACGACGGAAGAAATGTCTGAAACCCATCCCAATGGAGGTACAATTACTTCCCCTATACCCTTGAGTTCCTTGACAATTGCAATAGAAAGAAAATTTCCAGAGTTTCCTGAATTTAACATTGTACTATGTTTCACTCCTAACCAATTACTCCAAATTTTTTCAAATTCTTGTACTTTGGTCCCATTTGTCAATCTTTGATTTGATAAAATAAAGTTTGATAGAATCTCCCTATCCTCTCGACTCACGTTGTCATTGATAAGAGGCCAATTATAAGTTTTTCCCATAATAATAAAAATAAAATTTATTCGACTGAAGTCAAAGACTTATCCAATATTAATTTCAAAAGATGTATGGGTATGTTTATCGGATTGTGTAGACCGATTGGGGTTGGATAGAAAATATCTTCAACACTAAACTGCATTGCTGTCAGTATATCAGGTAGTTCATTTTCATTCATATATTTAACAAAAAAAATATCTTCCCAAATATCTTTTTCTGTTTCATGTTTTTTTAAATATTCGATTATTTTTGATTTTTTTCTAATCGATAAACCTCCGTTCCCTACAAACTTACCCTCTTTAGGTTTTGACCAAGGTGCTCCAATAAAATCATATTTCAAAAAATTTTCAGGAATTTCTCTCAACAACAACGAATCAATTTGAAAATTAAGTATTGTGTCCCCTTCAACTAACTCCCAAAAATCTAAACTTTTTAATAATTCAGTATGAGATATTTTGTCAATATCTTCTATATCCAATTCAGTCAAGATTACATTTTCCCAATCATTGACAATTTTACTAATAAAATTTTTATTACTTTTACTATGAAAAATTTGTAACCCCCACTTTATCTCAGAATTATTTTTATTTAAAAAATAAATGTGATTTTTCAAAATTTGTTCAAAATTAATCACAGTTCTATTCTCAATTATTATTGAATTGAAATCGGAATTTTTTTTTAATAAAGGTTTGAACTCCTTTGTTTTTTCACAAAATTTATTCAAGTAGTCGTTTAGTATGGAGTGTTGAAGGGTCATTTTTTTTCAAATCAACTTTTTTTCAATTATGTGTTTGTAAAATAGTTCGAACTGAACAAGGTGTCCTTTTTCCCCCATATGTGTATCAACAACTTGCCAATTGGTTTCTTCCCCAACTGTTACTCCTCCATATTCGTAAAAAACATCAAATATCGTCCTTTTCATACTTGTTCGATGTATTTGTATATGTTTTTCATAAGGGATTGCAAATGGTATATTATTTATTAGGTCACCCAAAATATACTTTCTGTCAATTAATCGTTCCGTTGGTAAATCATTTATTATGTCTACGTCTGCCGACCAAAAAAAAACTTCAAACCCTTTTGATTTTGAATATTCGAATATTAAATTTTCATTTTCATAAATTTCTTCGATACAAGGAGGAAGAAGTTTATGTAAAGCAATATCGTTTCTAGTGTCTTCTGAAATTACAGTTCCATCATGAGGATTACCTCCTAATCTCACCCATTTATAATTTCGGTCATCATCTGACCAAGTAACCCAACGAAACCTACTTGGATAGGTCCAATTTATAATCACTATATCATCTTTTTTAAATTCATGAGAGTGTCTACAAATTGTTTGGAAAATTTCTGAATTTGACATACCTGCAATCGCATGATTTGCCATTTCCATGCCTAACTTTTCTGAAAGTAATTCTCCCCAACATGGAGGAAAATCCCCTCCTCTATATTTTTTCCATTCTTTAAATGGTGGGAATGTCAAATCAAGTTTATGACCTTCGGTAAAACTATCTCCGAATAAATGTAACTTTTTCATTTTTTATATTTGGTGTTGAATTTTCTTAAAAATTTCTTCAGCAATTAATTTATATCCTAAAATATTCGGATGATAATCCCCCCAAAAAAGATTTTCCTCATTTTTCCAAACACTTCTACTTTCATATTCCCAAACCGAAACATCGTTAATAATTTCATATTCTCTTAAAATATCCACCATAGTACCATTCGGATTTATAAAATAGTCAGGAAGTGTTGTTACATCAAAATCATTTTCATCTTTAAACGTAGGATAAAAACTATTAAAATAAAATCGTTTATGTAATTTTAGTAGTTTCTCTAATTTTTCGAAAATTTCGACGGGGTTATTCTCAGGTTTTTTTACTCTGTATCTATGGGGATATGAAAACATAATAATGAAAACATCTTCATCTTCAACCATTTTATCATCAAACAATATTTTTACTTCATTGTAAATGTCATGATTACCTGCCCCACAATACCCATTGTTCACAAATGGACAATTCAATTTTTCAGCAACATATCTCGGCCAAGAATTAAACTTTCTTAGATTGACAATGAAATTTTTTCCTTGGGTTGGATGTGGATTTTCCTTATATTTGATATCTGACTCAACTCCATGTCCAGCCGTCCAACTATCTCCGAACGCCAACAATCTCATAATTTTTCATTTATGAATTTGACTATGTTTTCATGAAGATACTCTTCGTAAATAATTTTTTGCGCATCGGACCCATAATGAAAATTTGTTTCACTTATTGGTTTCAAATTTATTTTTTTCGCAAATGACTCAACAGACCCATCTATAATATCCATAGAGTCTAGTATTTTCTCATATCCAACTTCTTTCGCAAGTTCCTTGATGTCAACGGCCCATGAAAAAAACAAAACTTTCTTTTTATAAAAATTAAATAAGTTTTGAACTGCCATCATTGTATGAAATACTTTAATTTTCATGTTAAAGTCAGAAGTTATTATGTGATTTGTCATAAATTCGGATACATCATAATTTCCATCAATAAGTTTATTTATATCGTCATTTGCAAATGAATGTTGAAAAGTAAAATACGAAATACCTTTTGTTTGTCTCCAACAACAAATTTTATTTTCATTATATTCCAAACCTTTGAAATATTTTTGATATTCATCTTTAGGGTCATTTCCATTTAATCCTAAAACTAACCTTGATGGTTCAATTATTTGGAATACATAAAAATCTAAAGTGTGAGTATCTAAAGTTAATTTTATTTTCTCTACCATCATTTCATTTCCAACACCAGGTGCGGTCACATCAATAATATTACATCCTAAATTTTCAGACATATAATAAGACCACGGTTTACCAAAACTACCTCCCGAATGTGAACATCCTGCGACTCCAATATTTAACATTTTTTGTGTTTTTGTATGAATTTATAAAAAAAATCAGCCTGTGCTATGTGACCATATTCACCAAAATGTCCATCGTTAACTACATTGTTAGTTTCGTGAACAATACGAGCATGAGTTCCAGTCTCTTCCCAACAGATTTCTGAAATACGCTCCATTAAACCCAATCCTCTATTTTCAGAATCCAAAACACTTATGATTTTTTCATCATCAATTTTATTGAAATCCGATGTAATGTCGTAATCACTTGTCCAATGATGAATTTTTACTTTTTTCATATCACAAATAAGATTAATTATTTTCATCCATCCATAAATCTCTTTATGCCATATTGGATGGGTTCTATTATAAAAAATCTCATCTATAGTATTCTTCGAAAGTAATGTATCAGGAAAATCACTATCACACGGTAAAATATTGTTTAAGTTATTATCCCTAAAATTTGCGGCAATAAATCTTTTATTATTTGCCCATCCAACTATTACTCTATCATTTTCTTCGAATTGGTCACAAACGTCTGTAATACTAATGAAAATATTCGCATTGGATGACCCTCCGACTGCAAGATTTACCACTTCGAATCCAAGTTTTTTAGCCAAAATTGTTGGCCAAACATCGGGTAATGAACCACCCTTGTATTTTTTATAATGGTCATAATTACTGACAACAAAACTTTCCCCAACAGGATAATATTCTGCAGTATAACTGTCCCCGAAAACCCATAATTTACTCATAATTAAATTAAACTTCTGAAAAATTTATAATCATCTGTATTTCTTAAAATATTCAAAATAATATTTTTATTTTTTTCGAATCTATCGTAGTTACTTTTATAAAACTCCTTAACTTTTTCTTTATTTCCACTCAGTCTTTTTATCTCATTCAAAATTTCAAATAATCTATCCCTGTCATTCACAATATTGTCATAAGAATGGTCTATTATATCTTCAAACATGTCAAATCCGTAAATTTCTTTCAAATGTTTAACATGATGGTGCGATGCAACAAAAATCGGTAGTTGATAAAAATAGAATGGACGGAATGATTTTTCAGTAATATGTACTATCAATTCACTATCAAGATAAGACGATTCAGTTACAATATTAATATAAGAGTTCTCAAATGTTTCCACTTTTTCAGGAACTCTCATCCAAATAGGTAAACCTTTCACATTTATTTCATGAGAATTCGGTTTAAACCAATCTTCTTCAATTTCAAAATCACTTTTTTTAATCTCTATTGACATGAAATAATCTATATCACTCTTGTATTTCTTCATTTCATCTTTGGTAAAAATTTGAGAGAAAAAAAGTTCATTTTTGCATTGGAAACCTGAAACCAAAGACCAATTAACATCATCAATTAAATTTTCATTTTTCATCAAAATCAAAATTGAATATCTGTGTGGTTTAGGTGATCTGTTATGGCACAAGAAAAATTTTCCTCTTTTATTTTCAACGAAATTACTCTCAATTTTTGATAAGGTGAAATTAGATGTAATGGGTATGAATTTAATAGAATGTACATTCAAATCGGGAATATAAGTATGTTTCAATTCATTCAACTTGCTATTATTATTCACAACAAATATTTTTTTCGGGGACAAGTTGTGTTTTTCGATAAATTGTTTTAAACATTTAAAGGCCCTAACTCCTTCTGGTTCATGCGCGGTAAGTAACATAAGAAAAAAATTGTCATTGTTTCTCAAACGATTCAACACTTCTTCACTTATTGGCGGTGTACCATTCAAAACCGCCTCTATCTTTTCCGCAAAATCAATAGGCCCACAGGAAACAGCTTTGCACAAGTCAAATTGATAATAATCCAAAATATAATAGAATTTTTCGTGCGGATTCTCATCAATATTCTCTAATTTACAATTCACGGTTTCAAATCTATCGGATTGATTTGGGAATTGATCTTCGTAAAATCCAAATGAAAGACCCCTATTTGTATAGTTCATTATCAGCCTACTCCCATCCCAAAAAACATCTCCATATATTTTTACACCATTAGCAACAGGAACATCTTCCCCCTCAATCCAATGATCATAAATTAAATTCAGTTTTCTCATAATAAATTCCGTGTATTTCCGTATTGAATAACTTCAACATTCTCGTCATCCGATTTGAATTCTCTCCAAACATCCAATACTATACTCCCTTTTGGAAATAAATAGTTATAAAATTTTCCTCTGTGAGCCAATAGATAAATGGCTTGTTTAGGTTCACAGTCGAATTCAAAATCGACTCCTTTTTGTTCTAAATAAAAACCTGTTAGTATTGAGGTCGACCCTTCAGTGTAATCAACATTCGGTTTATAAGATTTACCCAAAATAACAATCGGAAGTTGAAATTTTTCAGATAATATCACTAATTTGTCAGCCAAATTTTCCGCTTGCTTTTCTCTGGCTTTCATAATTGTATCGAATATGTCATAACCCAACTCGTTTGATAGGGTTCTTAAAGCAATATTGTCCCTCGGGTGACATCCTCCTCCATCACCCATACCAGCTTTCATGTAGTATGGGCTTACAATTCTTTTAGTACTTCTTTCTAATGCCCCAGTAACAACATCTGTATTGATATTTCCTTTTTTTTCCGAAACATCTTGAATCATATTCACTAATGCGATTTTGGTGGAAATGAACGTGTTGTAAAATATTTTTATTGCTTCAGCTTCATCCCAAGTTCCCACTTCGAATCTAGTTTCAGGATTAACAAACGTTTTATAAAAATCAATCAACAAATTTGCATCTCCTGTAAAAGTACCATCTTCTGTTCCAATAATAACCATTTCGGGATTAACCATGTCTTCCTTGACAGTCCCCATTGCAATGAGATATGGATTATAAATGAACCTGAAATTAGTACATAAATCAATGAATTCTTTTCTTATTGTGCCAGGAAGTACTGTAGAAATTAGAACAACTAATTGGGTTCTATTTGTGTGATTATTCACGTCAGTCAGTACTTCTTTAACGATACTATAGTCAAAATCTTTTGGTTCAAGGTGTGAAGTTGGATATTTTCCATCATATAGTGGGTCATGTGGTGTTGGAACCGCGATAAAAATAATTTCTCTTTCAAAACAAACTTCTTTTATGGTTGTTTTCATTTCAAAGTTTACCCCTAACCTTTCATGTGTGTCGTACCCAAAAACTTCATGACCAGCGTCACTCATGACCTCTGCGGCATCTCTCCCCAATTTTCCAATTCCAATAAAACCTACTTTCATTTAGATAATTTTTTTAGTGTTTGAACAAATTTCAATAATTTTATTATATGCGTAGGGATATTTTTTTGTCACATTCCGTCTCAAAATTTCATAATTATGTTTCAAAACTTCCTCCATGCTTTTGAACCACTCAAACTTATTCTCAATTTTATCAATATCATTTAATACTTTAACAATTGCATCCATTCGTTGTAAATTGTCCAACTCATCATAACTTTCATCAATCCAATTCGAGAACGTTTTATAACCTAATTTTTTTAACTCTTTTAAACTATGTTTGTTTCCCATGACTATAAAAGGGTGATGAGATGTTATAGGTTTAAAAACTTTTTCACTCAAAAAAACTGTTCCTTCCTCATCTTCAAATCTCGCCTCACTAATTACCGAAATCCAACTGTCATCACAAACTTTATGATTTATTCTATTGATGTAAAAACCTGTGTCTTCAATTTCATTCGATACTCCATAAATTAATGATGGCAAAGTTTTTGCAAAGTTTTCAACAGATTGTTGTTCCATAAATTCACCACAATACAGCCTTTGTGAAATGGGAATTTTATTCATACTTACCAATCCTTTATCTAATAAATTATTGTAAAATAATCTACTGTAAAACCAAATTCTGTGTTCCCTTGGTTTTTTATTCAAGTTGTTATAAAGTTTTATATTATCAATATTATTTTTTTTATATACCAGTTGTTCTTCAAACGAAGGTAAATCATTACTCTGTATCATTTCTTGAGATTTAAGGAAAACATCATTTTCAAAATGAGAGTAAGGTAAAGGATTTATCTTTATTTCCTTAGGGTTTGTTTTCAACCATTCCTCATATCTTTGTTCAACGATTGAATTTCCTGTAACGAAAATAATTTTATTTGCAGGTATATTCCTTTTTTCACATTCTTTATGGAAAAAATTGAAAACCCAATCACTATGGTAGCCTTCAAAACTAGAATCGATAAGTAAAAAAGCCCCCCCACTAATCAAGTCATTGAGATAAATTTCATTCAGAAATTCAAAAAAACTCACTACGTTGGGATTGGAGGAAAATTCTCCCCCAGCCCACCAATGTGGGTCATTATTAACCCCGATAGGAATTACGTAAACCTCTGGTCTATCATTAATGTCGATTATTTCGATGTTAGGGTTCAAGTCTTTCACCGCAAACCGAATTACATTCATTCGATTGAAAAGTGGACAAACCGTAAATCTATATGCACCTATACCATTAAGTTCCCAATTGTCAACAAAATTTCTATGGGACGAAACTTCTTCAAAAACAAAGTTCATTATTGAAAACTATTATTAATTTCTTTGAAAATCTTTATCAAAGGCTTTTTATTGTTACTCCAACCCATACCATCATAATCGTACTTATCTTTAATAATTTCAATGAATCTATTTCTATTGAAGACACATATTTCTTTCATTTCCTCCCTAATTAACTTCAATTCCTCAATTGATTTATCTCTGAATTTGTTGATTTCCTTCACAATAATGTCGACCCTCTTATGATGAATTGGTTCATTATCGTAACTTTCATCAAACCATTTATCGAAAGTTTTAAACCCTAAATCTTTAATATATTTCAAAGTATTGACATTACCTAAAATCATGAATGGATGCCCAACTACTATTGGTTTCCATATTTTTTCAGAAATAAATAAAACTGATTCATCAATCAATGTCTCAGTGACTATTGACATGAATGTAGCCTTGTGATCGGATAATTCAAGATTACCCGCCCAATTGATGTCCAATGTCCTGTCGATCATTATGGGGGTCATTTCCGACAATTTAGATATTGATTCTGTTTCTTTACTTTCAAACTTACCAATACTCAATCTACCTTTTTCTAGTAAGTTTAGTCTTAATAATTCCGAAACCAAATAAATTCTATGAGGTCTTGGATTTCGGTTATAGGATAAAAAAAGAAACTGATTATCAACAGGTTCAAAATCAGCCATGTCATCGTTAAAAATTCTATAATCTATCCAAGAATCGAAAATCGAAATAGGAATACAATTGAACTTGAATCCCTTTTCTTTTCTTACCTCATCAATAAGTAAATTACCATGTATATAATAAATCGATTCTTCAGGTAAGTCCAACTCTTTTATCCAAGAATCTATAATCCCCAAATCATCGTTTTCGGATGACGAGGCACTATACCCTTCGAATTGATGTATCATTACTATCTTACAATTTCCATTTCTTATATCGTTGATATATTGTTCGGAAATACACTTGAATCCAATCTTTTCATTTTTTTTGAAAAACCAATTATCAAAAATATTAATTATATACAAATGGTCTTTCCCATTTATTTCTTCTTTGGTTTGAAAAACTATATTATCATTATATCTCGGAGTAATATTTTCAACAATTACATCGTGACCAAATGGTTTATTTCCATTTTCTATATCGAATAAATTCCAAACCCCCCACATTTTGGGGTAATCGAATACTCCAGTCTCTCTCAAATACCAAGATTTTGATGCTCCATTTGGTCTATAATAATCTAAAACAGTGTCCCAGTCTTCAAGAGAACAATATACTTTATGATTTGTCTCCATCTAAATTGTAATTTTGTTTATCTGAAACGTATTCACCAGGTTCGAAGTGTGTGATTCTCCCGTCTGTCATTCTTACGTCAGGTATTGATTGGTCAACTTTAATCGAATTATACCATTCTTCCAACTCAGGAAAGGTTTTAACGAAATTTTTGTTTCTCCTTTTATCATGTTGACTGTAAAAACTTTTAAAATCGTGGAATTGTAATTCCAAATCCATTTCAGTGGTATTATGACCCCTGTTGACAACTTCGATGTAATCAACAAGTCTTTGGATTTGTGCTCCTTCGTACATGTTGATTAATGGATTTTTTTTATTTTTTCTCCACCACATTGATAATTTACCATGTAAATCTTGTTTGATGTCATCAGGTAAAGTTAATGGAGACATAAACGCAGGCCATCTTAGAATATTGAAATCAACAATTGGTTTATTCCATCCATACTTTGCTTTGAGTGTCAACATATCATCCAAAAATTCAGTGATACTGAACAAACATAAACTATTGATTGTCATCATTATAACAACTTGTCTTATATTCGCCTTTTCGATTACTTGTACCAAATTGTTTCTCCAAACTTCGTAATTCAAACCATCACGAATATATTCTGCCTGTGCTCCATACGCTTCGCAACTAGTGTATATATCAAACTCTTTAACCTTGATTTCATGAGTCACATTTATCAACTTATCAATAGTTTCTTGACTTACCCCCAAATTAGAATTGATTGCAACTCTTAAACTAGGTGATGGATATTTTTTAACTTCCTCCATAAACTGCCAAAAGTTACGACTCAGGGTCGGTTCCCCTCCAGTAACTCTAATTTCCTGTAGGGTTTTGGTTAGTTCAGGCCACCATTCTAAGAAAGCGGCAACGTATGGGTTATTTTCATTATGTTTACCATAAATTTCAGACCATGATCCATCAGCATAATACGCACCAGCACTACTAGTTTTGAATTTTTGATAAGGTCCATTCTTTTTTATGTCTTTACCCCACGTAGTTGAATAACCTGAATTACAGTAAGAACAAGCAAAATTGCATGTTCGGTCAAAACTCACCTCGATTGTTTTTGGTGTAATATCCGCATCCCATGGTAAGTCTTTCAATGCAGCAATTTCTTTTTCGGTATATATTTGGCTTTTATAGACACGGTCAGAAATGTTATTTCTACCGATGTCTTCAATTTTCCAACAATAAGAACATTCTGCAGGTTTTGCGCCTTCCAACATCATTTTTCTGATTTCTTTTTTGAAGTCAGTATTGTGTAACGCTGAAGGATTTGTTTTTATTTTTTCCAAATCAATTGGATGTGGTAATGGTAGATGACAAGAATTTGTAAACCCGTGACCCAAGTGTAGACTGACGTTGTACCATTTTGCAGCACAAAAACTACAGCTAATAGAATTTAAATTTTTATCTCTCCAATTTGCTAATTGCTCTGACATTTTTTTTTCTGTTTGATTATAAAATAAACTCGTTAGGTACTCGTTCTAAAAAATTAGTATTTTTGGAATCGTCATAGACTATCCCAATATTATTGATTGTTTTGAAATTATATAGACAAAGAATATTACTATAGTAATTACTGTTTATTAACTTTTCATTTTCAGAATTGTGAATCAATTTCACTTCTTCGATATTACTTAAATTCTTTACCATGGTAAAAAAATTATAATCAACTTCACAGAAATATCTATGTTTTTCTTCCCACGCTTGAGGGCTTGCACATCCTAAAAACAGTTCAGGAATTTTATAGTCTTCAACAAAATCACCCTCTATTTCCATCTTATTTACCTCTTTAAAATTTTTGTAAGCAAACAACATATTTTTTTTCTTGATAATCGTTATTGTCACTCCATTTTCAACATCTTCAAATCCAACATTTTTTACATGGAAGTATTTGAATTCATCATTTCCTTTGTTTGTGACCCAATATTCAAATGCACAGATTCCGTTCGAAGCATTATATGTAAGACCCATGGGTTTTCCAGGTTTCCCATAAACCATCGATATTTCATCTTTTTTGTATTCTTTTTCAATTTTGAAATTACAACTGATTACAAATGATTTGTTATGAAAAAAGTCGACAAATTCATTGTTGGTGTGTTTATTATAATTGGTTACGAACTGATTGTCCGTATGTTCCTTAACATCCCATTCAAACTTAATCCAATATGGTTCTCTATAGTTAATTTTCATTTTCAATTTGTTCAAAAAAAGACTTCATTTCAGGATAAATTTCTAAAACTTTCAACCCCCTTCGTTTTTCATATTGTTTAACAAAATTGTTTAAATCTTCTTTATGTTGTGTAAAAGTAGAATCATCCACATTTTTGTCTGAGATAAAAATATCTCGTAATCTAGAAACTTTTTCAATTTCCTGTATAGAAAATCCAACATCAGTTACAGTTTGAACTTGTAAAAAATTTAAACTTCTATAGGTTGAATTGAATTTCATGAATTTTATCCATCTATCAAAATATTCTTCACTGATATATCCTTTTAACAATCTGAAACTCATAAAAGATGGTTGTCGTAGATATGAAGTATCTAAAATCAATGCCGAACTCCAATATCTGTCGGGATTGTAATGTTTTATTTTCAACTCATAAACTTTTTTTATCAGTGATTCATAAGAAAAAACGCTGAAAATATTAAAAGTCGACATTATTACAATAGTGACTGTCGGTAGTTTACCCAGTATTTTATCAATATTTTGGAATAACTTTTCAAAATTCATCCCATAACGAGTATATTCAGATTGTATTCCATACCCATCACATGAAGTGAATATGATTATTTCTTTAACCAAATTTTGATTAATTATTTTATCTAATTTTTCTATTAGTTTATCAATCAAATTATCTGGTACACCTAAATTACTATTTATAGAAAATTTTAGGTTTCTATTCGGTTCTTTACTTTCCAAAATAAAATCCAAAACTTTCCATGTATCTTTTGACAATAAAGGTTCTCCTCCAGTGATTCTAAAAGTATCCATACTTTGGTAAAGATCAGGAAACCATTCCCAAAAACTTTCTACATAAGGGTTATTTTCAGAATTTTTATATGGCTTAGAATCACGTTCCTCCATCCTTTTTATCCCATTGTATTCAAAGGTTGAAAGTTGGTATGGACCATAATCATTAATCTCTTCCATCCACTTGGACGAATACTCTGGCCCACAATAGGCACATTTGAAATTACAAGTGTTTGAAAAACTAACTTCTACGTACTTAGGGTTGTAGTCCGCATCCCAATCTGACTTTGAAATCTCATCGAAGAATGGTTCAGACCAAGGCTCTGAAGATTTGAAAACTCTGTCGGAAAATGAATTAGAATTGTCCTCAACGTTCCAACAATACGAACACTCGCTCGGACGTTCGTTTTCCAACATTTCTTTTCGAGCTTGTTTTTTGATTTTACTATTATGAAGTGCAGTAGGATTAGTTGCTATTTCATCTAAAGAGACTTTATGTGGTTCGGGATGGTGGCAAGAATGGGTCGTACCATTATGTAAATGCATGGTCACCTGAGTCCATTTCGCCAGACAAAAACCACATCCTACATTATCTAATTTATTTTTAACATCTTCAAATCCTTGAGCTGAACTTGTATTTTTTTTCTTCAGGAAATACTTTTTCTTATATTCATCATGTATTATGTGCTCCGATCCAGTTTTGTCTTCAAAATCAAAAACACACAAAAGGGTGTCATCAAAAAGTTCAGAATCACGATTTGTTTGGTTTACAAATGTTTTGATTAAATTTATCGGAAAGGTTGTTTCGAAAACTGAGAAATGAAATACATCCATTTCAGTCAATTTTCTGTGGTCAACATTGACGCTGTCAATGTTCTGACACCCAATGTATAAAGGTTCATTAATGTAATCATCCACTAAAGGATAATCACATTTGATTGACCCCAAGTGTTTAAAGTTGAAGAAAATTCTATACTCTGAACCATTATAACTTAATGTAATATTAATTTCCTTACCAAAAATATTTTCGAAGTAAACTTCATAAGTTTGATGATTGAACACAGGATTACCTTCATAATCTTTTGTCCAAAATTCAAAAAGTAATAGTTGTTTTGTACAATCGTAACTCACTCCGAAATTTTTACCTGGTACTCCAAAAAACCCTACTTTATCATCTTTTTTATAATCTTCACCAATGGAGAATGATAAACTAATAGTATATGATGAATTCATTATAATATTAGCCGAAGATTGCCCGATTTTAGGGTTCAAAAACCAAGGTTGTTCATATTCTATTTTCATTACTTCATTTTTACATTTATAAACCTTGTGTTCGGGTATAATGATTCATTAATATCAATTAACTCAGTAACATCCATTATTTTATTATATCCTTCATCTTTGTACTCAATTTTATTTTGTTGCATTTCAGTTACAAACCGTTTCTCGTTTCTTGCAGTGGTTTCTCCTTTTGCCCATTTACCATTCACAAAACCTTCATCAACATGGTAGATACAATCAAATGATCCTTCTCTACGATAAGGGAGAATAATATCCTTAACTTCAATATCTTCATTTACAAATATAGTATTATTGTTATAGAATTCATAATCATTTACCAAATCTTTGTCTGACAAATCGAAATTATAATGAAGAACCAAGTCATCATTACTTTCGAAAACTTCATTTATATTTGTTGAAAACTTTTTGGAAATTTTAACCTCGGCTATTTTTCCTTTTAGAAAAACTGCAGTATGACTACAAACACCTAGTAAAATTGGTTTGATTGAATCGTGTATTTTTAATTTTTTTTCAATATGTAAGGGTTTGTTTTCTTTAACTCCATTCATATTGTAATTCAATTCATCATTAACATATAGGTAATAATCCCCATTCTCTGAATCATAAGTTAGAGTAACCCATGTCCATTCATTTTCATATCGTTTAGCGTAATTGTAGTGATGATTACTGTCTCTATCATAAACTATGGATGAAATCGCTCTAGAATTGTTGAATGAAATTCCCCAATTGAAACTACCATCTTTTCTCAATAATGGGTATTCTACGAATTTTCGTTCTTCGTCTCCGACTAACCAAATCGGAACTTTATCGGGTTGTTGATCCGCACTAAATAATATTGATATGGTATGATCTTGGTGAAAACAAGAACTTATTTCTCTACTACTTTTAAACGCTAAATAAGAATCATTTCCATTGAACTGAGCAACTTTTCTATTCTCATATTTTTTGAACACTTTGTAAGTTGTGAGACCTTCAAAATACGCTCTCCAAAATAAATCATCGTCTTCTTGACCCCAGTCCCAATAGTCGTTTGAATAACCATTGGTTTTTAAGACTTGGTCTTTTGTGAAGAGTACCACTCCACCAAAATATTGC